GTAATGGAAATTAACACAACCCACGAAGCACCAATATTGAAACTCATTAAGGAAAAAAAAATAATGAGGTTTGACCATATTTTTGGGCATTATACGGGGTGTTCAAGGTCAACGGCGTATAATCACGGCTTGGATAAATTGGACAGCATTAAAGAGGCATTAGAGGCGAATAGAACAAAGGGCGTTGATTACTTACTTCAAAAATGGATTGCAGGCGATAACGCCACGTTACAGATTGCAGCCATGAGGCTAATTTGCACCCCAGAGGAACACCAGAAGCTCAACCAGCAGTACATCGACCACACCACAAAGGGTGAGAGTATGAAACCAAAAATAGACCTTTCGAAATATACTGAAGATGAACTTAGAACCCTTATTGAGCTCCAATCTAAGGGCGGAGTTGGCGAGTAGAAATTTTGCTGAATTTGTAACATACCTACAGCATGACTACTCGATGCAGTGGTTTCATAAATTGATATCCGACAAAATAAATGAGTTTGAAAAGGGAAACATAAAAAAGCTGATGCTATTTTTGCCACCCCAGCACGGAAAAACAGAGCTAACAACCAGAAAAGCCTCCCCTTACTTCTTAGGAAAAAATCCTAATAGAAAAATAGCCATAGCCACGTATAATGCCACCTTAGCAGCAAGGTTTAACAGGGATATACAGCGCAATATTGACAATGAGCGATACCACGAAGTTTTCCCTAACACTTACCTTAACGAATCAAATGTAGTTACCGTATCACAAAATTACCTGCGTAATTCAGAGATATTTGAAATCGTAGGGCATAAGGGGTTTGTGAAAACGGTGGGGCGTGGTGGGGCATTAACCTCAACAACGGTGGATATTGGGATAATTGACGACCCAATAAAAGATAGGGCAGAGGCTATGAGTCCTACCATCAGAGAATCGCTTTGGAGTTGGTACCAAGACGTATTCGAAACACGCTTACACAACGACAGCCAACAGATACTGATACAAACACGCTGGCACGAAGAGGACTTGGCGGGGCGGTTACTTCAAAGGGATAACGACTGGGAGGTTGTTGTGCTGGAGGCGATCAAAGAAACGAATTACCCATACGACCCGAGGGAGATGGGCGAAGCATTGTGGCCAGAAAAGCACAGCTTAGAGCGTATCCAGAAAATTAAGCAGACAAGTCCCATCACATTCAACTCGCTATACCAACAATCACCCAGACCAAACGATGAGATGGGGATATTCTGGACAAGGCGAATGCTTGAGCAGTGTAGAGTAGATGGCAAACCAGCCCTTAAAAGGATAATCGTATCGATAGACCCAGCCACAACGAGCAATAAGGACAGCGATAAAACAGGTATAGTAGTAATGGGTTTAGGAGAGAATAATCATATCTATATCCTAGATGACAAAACAGGTACATACACGCCGCAGCAATGGGCAGCAACTGCGCTTAGAGCTGTTGAGTTCTGGGGGGCTTCTGCAATAATAGCCGAAAAGAACCAAGGCGGCGAGATGATTGAAGCTGTGCTAAGGCAATATGATAAAAATATTCGTATCAAATTGGTTCAGGTTAAGGGCTCTAAAGCACAAAGAGCAGAGCCATTGTTCAGCAAGTACGAGCAGAACGAGGCTTGGCACGTTGGCTATTTTGAGGCGTTAGAATTAGAAATGATAACTTTTAACCCAGACCATAACCCGATAAGCCCAAATCGTGTAGATGCATTGAGCCTTGGGTTTGCGGAAATGCACATTAAAAAAACAGGGTTTGTATTGCAATTCTAAAATTTTTTGCGTTACATTTGTATTTAGTCTAAATAAACTGATATGGCGTGGTGGAAAAGATTAGTGGGTAAGAACAAAGAAACGGAGGACAATATAAATCAGTTGTACTCCATGCTTTACCAGTTCATAGGTAAAGGGACAAACCTACCTAAGTATGAGGGTATCAAAGCAGTCATTGAATCTGCCTACCTTATTAACGAAAAGGTTTACTCGATTGTCAACCGTACCATATCGCCAAACATCGGTATTCCGTGGGTGTTGTACGAGGTTAAGGATGAGGCGAAGGCAAGGACTTACGCAGGCATGCAGCAGAAGCAGCACCGTCCAGACGTTGCGCTTAGCTTAAAAGAACAGGCGCTAGAACCAATCAGCATCAAAGAAATTAACGATATCCTAAAACGCCCGAACTCGCACCAAACGATGGATGAGCTGGAGCATGAGCTTGCAGGATATTTTCAACTAACTGGCAACGCTTATTTGTACAAGGGCATTAAGCGATTGAACAAGAACCAGCCGCCCATTGAGCTGCACTCAATGCCAGCGCATCTAACTCAAATCGTGTCGAGCGGCAATCCTTTTGACCCCATCGGAGGCTACCGATTGGAAATGTACACGAAGGATTTGATTGACAAATCGAATGTAGGTCACTTAAAAAACTGGAATCCAGACTTTTCAACAAGGGGGGCTAACCTATACGGGATGCCACCCCTCAGGGCAGCTTGGCAGCTAGTAGCGCAGGATAACGAGGCGTTGAACGCTATGCACAAAGCATTTTTAAATTCAGGAGCATACGGCATTATGAGCGGCGAAAAGGCTGACGAATGGAGCGAGGAGCAAGCCTTACAGGTACGGGAGATGTGGAATAAGGCGGTTGGCACGAATAACTTTAAAAAGGTAGTATTCTCATCCGCTCCCACAAGGTGGACTCAGATAGGCATAAGCCCTGTTGACTTAGCGATTATCGAGGCAAGAAAAATGACGCTTAGAGATTTGTGTAATGTGTACAAAGTCCCAGCGCAGCTCTTCAATGCCTCGGAAGCCTCAACATACAACAATATGCGTGAGGCACGAAAGACCCTCATAACCGATGCCGCCATACCGCTGAAAGAGGCGATAAGAGGATTTTTACAGCAGCACCTTGTTAATCCGTGGGCAGAGTATTATAACAAGAAATTGTATTTAGATTACGATATGAACGCTTACCTAGAGCTTCAGGATGACCTAGATGCTATGTTTAACAGGGCGAAAACAGCTGACTGGATTAGCCCGAACGAGAAGCGGCAGATGACAGGTTTTGAAGGTAGAGAAGAGGCGATAATGGATGAGCCGCTGTTGAGCGGTGGGCAAGTACCGATTAGCGTTTACAATAGCGATTTTTATCTGGACGATGAGGCTGAGTAACCAAATAGAAGGTAGGCGAAGAGGTGCGTTTATCTCGCAGATGGAGCGTAAGAGGCGAAGCCATTTGGGTAGGTCAAGCCGCTTGATACGAAGCGGATTAAACGAGACGATCAAGCCGCTTATTGAGGCAATTGGAAACGTTCAGTCATTCGAGGAGGTTAGTGGGATAGCCAATCGCAACCTTTCAACCGATTTTATGAAGTCAAGGTATATTGATTTGTATTCTGAGGTAGGTGTAGACTTTGCTAACGACACTTACAGCAGCATCGCACCGCCTCAAAAATCTGACAAGGATATTGTTGAGTACCAATGGCGTGAGAATATGCGTAAGTACGTATTGGATGAGGTTGCAAACAGGATAACGCTGATAACCAACACCACCGAAAAGGAATTCAAGCGGATAGTGAACAACGTGGTGCAACAGGCTCAGGAGGATGGGCAAAGCGTGCAGGATGCAGCAAGGGAAATACAAAAGCAGATTGGCTTTAGCAACTCATACAGGGCGGTTCGTATAGCACGAACTGAAATCGTTTCTGCTAGCAACCATGGCTCTTTGGTAGGGGCTAAGTCAACTGGATTGCAGCTAAAAAAAGTGTGGATAGCGACAAAGGGGGGCAGGACAAGGGATGCACACAAGGATATGGACGGGAAGTCAGTGAATATGAATGAGAAGTTTAGGGTGGATGTGTATGACGGCAAAATTAAGATAGGTGACGAATTGTTGGAACATCCTGGAGACCCGAATGGGAGCGCAGGTAATGTTATAAATTGCCGTTGCACACAAGGATATGAACGAATAATTTAAGAGGTATGATAACGAAGGGATGTCAGCTAGAGGTAAAGGAGTTGGACACTAAGCGAAGGTATGTTGAGGCATATTTTAGCTCATTCGGCACGGTGGATAGCGATAATGATATTATCCAACAGGGCGCAGCTCGTAAATCAATAATGGAGAATGGACCAAAAGGCAAAGGGCGAATAAAACACCTGTTTAACCATTGGGATGCGGTAGGGCGTTTTGACCTATTGCAAGAAGATACGATAGGCATAAAAGGCGGGGTGACCATTGGCCGTCACAGACTAGGTGATGATGTGCTGGCGATGTATGAGGACGGTATTATAACAGAGCACTCGTTTGGC